ACGGGTTCATTGCCCATCTTTTCTCTCATTAACTTAGCCCAGATTTCATCAATAATCTGTGGCATAGGTTTCATAGAACCATCTTCACCACGGATACGGATACCAATACCGCGAAGCATGTTGACGTTACGACCCTGTTGTATAGCGCCGTATGCTCTCATTGAGCCTTCAACACCAATACCAGGGGTAAGGTTAGACATCTGTGCTGCGCCAAGGGCTACGTTTGAAAAGTTAGGTCCACCAATACCAAGCTGTCTTGCAGCTTCCATTGCTTGTACAGTATCAAACTTACCTGTAGTAGTTCCCTGTCGACCCAACTGTTGCAACAAAGCAGTCGCTCTTGCATAGTCGCTGTTAGGGTCTGGATTACCTGGAATTAAATTAGAGAACGGTCTAATTCTTCCACCAGGTTGATAAGAGGCCTGCTGCTGGTAGAACACCATTCTTTGAGTAGCTAGTTCATATTCAACAGCTTCTTTTGCTGTAGGCATTCCAGCAATTCCACCAACAGCACCGCCCATTAAACCACGCTGCATTGCAGGCGACATACCTCCGCCACCGCCAGCGCCTGTTGGTGCGCCTGTGTAGTATGAAGGTAGAGGGCGGTAAGGTTCTATGCCAGGGGCATTAAATACTGTGTTATGCCCAGACTGACGGTACATGTACTCTTGGGATGTTTCACCCGCGCTTGTTACATTAAATACTGGAACAGGGGCAATTAAATTTGAACCAGGCTGTCCGTAGTTTCCGCGCCCATTGAGGCGTCCCATGGCCCCACCTAATAGGTTTGACCAATCACCTGTGCCTTGCTTTAGGAGGTTCATCTCCTGTCGCAGTGAAGACAGGCCAGTTCTTAGGGATGAGATGAATGCGGCAGCGTTAGAGCTACCCATGTTAAGGTCTTCTCTTGCCATCACTATCCTCTAGGTTGGTATCGTTGGGAACGTTCTAACCAGTTCTGTCTTTCACGAACTGATAAGGCGCGTATATCTTTTAGTGTCCATCCAGTAAAAGACCTTGTTAGGACTTCATACTGGTCAAGTAGCTCTTCGTAATCTGCTTCGCTATATACGAAACAAATCTAGCAAGCTCAGCGGTAGAGAGATATCTTCACCGCATGCCTTGCAAGCTTTCTTCACCTCCCCAAGGCGAGGGCCTGGGTTGCGCTTGATAATCTCGTCGATTACGCGGGTGCGGTCTGCCATACCAAGTGATAGTGCAGTACCAGCTCCAACAGATGGTTCACCGTTTATTGAAACAATACATCCAGATAGTAAGAGTGTATTAATCTCGGCTGATGTCTTGTCGTAGTTTTCCATCAACCTTTTTTGTGTTATGCCGTTTGGAAGAGCCACAGTTACCTGGCCTTGCTTAGTATCCATAACCCATACGCGGTCTCCCACTGGGTCCTTCAACCTAACAACAGGAACATCTTCCACTAGGTCAATAGTTGTCTCATGCTCATCTTGGCAAGAGAAACACTTAACCATTAGGGTTGATGTCTGTCCAAATGTAACCCTTCTAATACCTAGAAGGATTGCGTCACGGTCTCCCGATAGCAACATATCTAGGTCGTCGGCTGTGGCTTCCTTGTCTCCAAGTTTCACCAAGCCTCTGGCTAGTAGAACGTTGAGGGCCTTACCTGAAGAACCTGATTTAGCTACAGCTTCTTCGTCTGCTCCTGTTAGTTCTCTAACCTCTGCCGAGGTATGTAGTTCACCCTTAAGGTCAACAAAACCACCTGGCAGGTCTACCTCAGACTCAGAAGGCGCCCGCGTCTTAATCTTAGGCGCGGGCTCCTCTGAAATCTTTTCAGCAAACTGTTGTAGTAATTGTGCATCGGTAATAATGTCTGACATTTTATACTCCTATTGGTTGGTTTAAAGCTTTCCAGTATCCTTACGGATGTAGTTTGCATCAGTAAAGAACACTGACAAACCTTCGTGAACTAATGACATTGACTCATAAAGAATCGCTCCGTCAGCAGCATTTAGGTCTGTATAGTTTAGCGTAGTAATCCAAGCGTTATGAATCTTGAATCCCATACGTGGGGTGTTGTCGTTTACAGTGGTGGTTGCTGCGTTTGTAGCAGTGTTTGGGTGGTCCATGACATAGACGTTAATGTCTACGCGGAAGTTCTTGTCCACTCCACCTTGACGCATTGCAATACCTTCACCTGAAGCTGTAGCAAACAATCCACGCATCCAGGTAATAGCCTGGTCGTTTCCGTAGAGAACTCCACGCTGGAAGGTTACTGGTGAGAAGGTAGTCATACCAGGTACCTGGTGTACAGTGGTGTTGTAGCCACCTTCACGGTACTGGATTGACTGTGTGTTAATGCTTAGACCAGAGATTTGCGAGAAACCACCAATCCAGCTAGATGAGATACCAGATGTTGCTGGGTCTGCGCTTGAGCCAGTTAGGATTTTATCAGTGAACGGTGCGCCACCTTGAGCGGGTGTAAACTGTGCATAAAATCGGAACGAGCGTAGTGGGTCAGTCGCTAGCTTTGAGAAGCGATTGATGATACTTGAAGGGGTTGTCATTTATTTGGCTCTCCTTTACGCAACAGTAACGGTGGTTCCACCGTCAAACTGGCCAATTTTGATGATTACGAATTCAGCTGGACGCTGTAGTGCAACGCCAACTTCAATGTTTACTTGGCCTTGGTCGATTAGGTACTGAGGGTTGTTCTCAGCATCGACCTTGACAAAGAATGCCTGGTCAGGAGTAGCGCCACGTAGGCCTCCCTGTGACCAGAACTGTGTGAGGAATGAAGAGACTGTTGCATCTAGACGACGCCATAGTCCTTCGTTGTTTGGCTCAAAGATTGCAAACTGTGTAAGGTCAGTAAGAGACTTGCGTAAGTAGATAAGTGAACGACGTACTGGTACGTACTTGTCGATGTAACCTGCCTTAAGAGTTCTTGCTCCCATTACAACATAGCCTGAGCCTGGGATAAAGCGGATAGCGTTTACAGGGGCTGCTGCTGAGTTAAGAGAATCAAGGTTTGCATTTGTAAGCTGACGTGTAGAAACCACACCAGCAAGACGAGCCTGCAAACCAGCAGGTGCCTTGTAAACTCCACGAGAGTTGTCAGTAGTAGCGATAAGACCTGCCACAGCTGCTCCAGCACCTACAGTTACAGTTCTACCAGTGGTAGCACCTAGTGCAACAGTTGGGTCTGCAATAACTAGAGGTGGGTAGTAAACAGCTGCTAGAGAGCTTGCTGTGTACTGAGCAGAACGAGTTAGCTGGTCTGCTGGAGTGTTGTCAATTCCATCAATAACTACGAATACGTCATCGCGTGATTCAGCGTAGCTAATGGCAGCGTTTACAACGTTTACAGCTGTCTGACCTGGCAAGTTAAGAACCAAAGACTGAAGTACTGTATCAAATGCTGCAAGACCCGCTGAGTACTCTGTAACTGAGACTGCGTTTCCGACTGAACCGCCAGCAAGTGTTTGGTTAGCAACCACAGCTGGGTTTCTTGTAGTTCCAGTGTTTGAAGAGTTTAGGTCTGTCAATGTTACGTAGTTAGATGAAACATTAACCACGTTTAGTGCATAGCGTGTGTCAGTAGTTGTCATAGATAGCTGACTAAATGTCTCTACAACATTTGAGTCTGTCTGACCACCGCTGTAGACGATAAGGTCAAAGTAGCCAGTTTCAATAGAGTTAGCAATAGAAATGTTTAGGTCATTTCCCCAGCGACCAGGGTTCTTAGCAGCTACTTGGAGAGTTGCTGAAGCGCTAACAGCTCGGTCATTGAGTGAACGAGTAGCAAGACCTGGGGCTGCTGCAATACGTGTTACGTAAAGCTGGCTGCCACCATTTGAGAAAAACATGTAAACTGCAAGTGGCAATGAGTTGTTTGTATAAGAGTTCCAAGAACCAAACAATGTTACATACTGGTTCCAAGATGTTACGAGTGAAGGGGTGTTGATAGGACCGCGGTCGTTTTCACCAACTAAAGCTGTAACAAACTCTGAGTTAGTTCCAGCGATTGGCTGTACAGGGTTCAACGTTTCTTGAACGTATACCCCAGGGCGTTGAAATGCCATTTAGATTATCTCCTTAGATAGATTTTACGTGGTTGCCGTTTATTACAAGATTTCGTAGACCGAAGGGATAGACGTCTGGTTGTTTACTGGTAGGTTAATAGTGACAGAAGTAATAGCAGCAAATGCTGTAGCTGCTACTGCTGGGGTCATCTCACTAACCACCCTTAATGTAAAGACGTTACGTAGGAGGCGTCGGTTTCCACTTTCCGCATCCTCAAACGTATCTCGCTTTGCATATCCATCTACGAACATAGACCGCTTGCTGTACTCAGTTCCTAACTGATTACTTACAGGCAGTACGCCGTACTTAGATGGAAACTTATTCCACATTTGAAACAGGATGGCCCTGTCATGTCGTGGGTGTCTTGCATAGGTTGTAAGCTGATAGATAAGGTCGTAAGCAATAGGGTAGTCGTATTCGTAGACTAAACCTGGCACAGCTGTGATAGTTCCACGATAGTCCCCGTCGTGTAGCTTTCCTTGAACCTGACGGTCGTTAGCTGGAACAACATCAATTAAATCTATAGTTACAAAAGGAAACTCCTGTGCACGGATTTCTACATCAGGGTATCCGAACCATACCTTTACTGGTCTAGTTTTAATTGTCTCAGTAGGGCCGTTGTTTGCGGCCGACTTCTCATCAGCAACCACCATACCTTGTAGGTAGGCTTTGATTGCTTCATCCTCTGCAATAATAAATGGGCTACCCATGGAACACCTCGTCTTCCATAACCATACGGTCAAGGAGCTCGTTGTCTATGATTTCATCCATAAACCCATGTAGTCGGTAGTTCAAACCGCGCATGACAGAAGTTGGGGCGGACTTATTAGGCTCACCGTATTCTAGGTCCCACGCTTTATCAGGTACGTTGTAGTTTAAATTAGAACCGTCAAAGTTAACTGACATCTGGGGGATTACATCAGCTGGCCAGCCAGCAGCTACTGCACGCTCACGAAGAGCTGCAGTCATTTCTAATGAGCCCTCGGAGGCTTTAGCCTCTACGAGATTTTCTACGTTTAGCAACGTGTCTCCCCAGTAGTACATTTGCGACAGTCAAAGCTCCTAAAGCTGCAGTGACAGCATTACCAGGAATGGCCTTATTAATCTCGCGTCTGAAGTCTGTGTCAGATGCTGATGATACTTTTTTAGGCATGTCCATCCTAGATTTCGCAAGGTACAACGCAGGGGGTGAAGCTTTGAATCCCGCATGGATTCACTATAAGGATAAAGCAAAGGGGCCCTTTTGGGCCCCTAAGCGTCTTACTTCTTTTTAATCTTCTTAATGATTTTGGCGTCAATCTTCTTATCTTCAGCCATTGTCTTTGGCTTCTTCTTGGCTCCGTGAGCCTTGTCAGCCTTCTCAAACTTAGCCTTCTGAGCTGGGGTCATACCCTTGGTCATCTTGGCGTCCTTCTTCTTATCCTTGGCCTCTGTGTATTTGCCGAAGTTAAAGGTAGCCATTACATGCCTTTCTTTCTAGGCATAGATGCCTTCTTAGCCTTAGACGGGGCAGCCTTCTTAGCAAACTTTTTGTTAGCAGCAGCTAGGGTCTTCATACCATGCTTGTCTTTTGGCTTACCGCAGCCACAGGTGGCGCACATTACTTCTTCTTCTTTCGTAGGGCGGCGAAGTCTGAGCCTTCTAGCTTGCCGTCTTTGTCCATATCAAGCTTCTTTTGCTTAGATGACATGCCCTTTGGAGCCGCCTTCTTAGCGACCTTCTTAGCAGCCTTCTTCTTTCCCATACATCCACATGTAGCACACATATTACTTACTCGCTTTCTTAGGTTTGGAGACTTTCTTTTTGCCAGAACCTGCGGGGACGCAGTTCGGAACTTTCTTGCCACCCTTAGTCTTCATGCCTACTTGGACGTAGCCGTCCCAACAAGGGTTCGTATCTGTAGCCATTACTTCTCTCCCCTATCTTTGCCCTAACCCCTTAACTGAACATACCACTTTTTTGTTACCATTAGTAGTGGCAGCTGCAATAGTAAAGATATCTGAAACGGTTCCTAGAGATGTTCTTCCTAGCTGAGCGTTTACTCCTGGGTCAAACACAATTTGAGGCGCTCCGCTTCCAGCAACTTGGAACCCACCGTAGATTTCTACCCCACCACTTAAAGCAGTGGCTGTGTAGTTGTATTGGGTAATAGGTTCTGGGTTAAGGGTGTCTACCCAAGTACCTCCAGTAAGCGTGGAGTTTATAAAAACCTTATAGTGTAAAGAGGTGTTATCAAGGGTTGCTATCTGGAAAGATAGAGGAACAACCACAGCCTGAAGAGCTGTTGACTTTAGTCTTCCGCTGATAATGGGGTAGAAGGTGTCGGCTGCAGTTGTTGTAACTCCCGCAATCGGTGTAGTCATATTATTTACTGCGCCTTGATAGGCAGAGTTACCCTCTACCGCATATGAGATAGAGCCTACGTGAAGCTTTCCTCCACCAGTAACGCCAGTAGTGTTCTTTACTTCCATTCTGATTGGAAGAAAGGGGGTAGCAGACCATACAGTTGAAATGTGGTTAGCGTGGCTAGTTGTGTGGATTAAACGCTTTCTACCATCAATAACAAAGTAGTACTTTACTTCACCCGCGCCATACCACTCATACTCAATATAAAGAAGTTGTTGTTTTGTGAGGTCAATGTTAAGTCCGCTGCGACCATCTCCGTTAAGCTTGTCGCCATTCCACAAACTTCTTGGGATACGGTTCTCAACTATAGTTCCAGTAGTCTTAGTCCTAACTACGCAGTACATCTCTGTACCATCTAC